CTTATACCATAGTTTGTAAGGTTTGTCAAACCTTCATATCAGGTGTATAATATATCTATGACTCCAAGACACTTTTCCAGATATGCTGAAGAAGATCCAAAAGGATATCAAGCATTCTCTGACTCTCTTTGGAACTCCTTTGTCACTGTTACTCATACTATAGGTTTGGGAGCCTTCTTTACTTTTACCCCCGATTTTTTGCAGGCCCGTGAAGAAAAGCAGGCCACAGGCCGCTTTGCCGCAGGCGAAATCCCAGGGGATAAAGACCAAACCCTATAACAAATAACCCCTATAGAATAACAAACCATTTATCCTTGGTTTCTAGAAAAACCATAATAGTTTTAATAAAAAAGATTACGATATTGGCAAATTTTCCCCTGGTTTGGGGATATTTTTTTTGCATAAAATGGGCTTGACAAACCATCGTTTACGATGTATAATGCCCAAACCATGCATATCAAGGTTTGACAGATATGAAGGTTTGTGATATAATCCCGCTTCGAAGGTTTGGGGACAGGAAGGTTTGAGGTTTGGGATTACGAACGCCCTCTTTAAAAGCGTTCCCTACTCCACTATGCTCCACTTCACTCCACTTCTAGAATGTTTAGTTATATAATCAGTAAGATTAATCTGTGGATAAACCTGTGGATAACTATGATATTTCTGGCTTATCAGGCTGTGGATAACTATCTAATTCTGAACTCTTAGCCCAATACCTAATCAACTTCATCATTGATCCACACATGCACATAGCCTCATCTGATGCCTTGTTCATAGACTTAAACTCAAGTTCAGATTTACACTCAGGGCACACATATGTGTAGATAAAGTTCTTCATATAATCATTATACACCTGTGGATAACTGTGGTAGAATTAACATATGAAATATTCTAAAATGATAAATGACTACTCCATAGTCACCATCCCTAGAGTTGGCTCTAACTACTTCCAAGACAGAATTCTCCAACACACAGGGGTATTTATCAGACGGTATCACAATCTACAAGATAACAAAATGATAACGATAGTAAGAGACCCAATAGAACTTATGACATCAGAGTTGACGATGAGAGCATTCTATGACAAAACCATTATGGATAAAATCCACACACCAGAATGGAAAGAAAGCGTCTTAAAGAACTTTAACACATATCTTTCTGGCGTAGACGATATGACCATAGTTGATAGGTTTGATATTGTCATAGACTACAATAGCCTAGTAGAGTTTCCATTTGAGACAACAAGAACTGTATGCGATATGATAGGTCTTGAGATAATAAATACAGAGTATGTGGATAACCTAAGAGACTATACAGAGCATAAGCATATCCTGTCTAGCAAAAGGGTTGATGAGTATCAAGAAATAAAGACACACATACAGTCTATGGATCTTTCAAGAATGTACAAAATCTATGACGCACTGCTTGCAAGGTGTATAGGCGTTACTGGTACACTGTAATTATGCTAAACATCCTATGCTTTAACTGTGGCGGTATGTATCAACTACCTTATGGGGTATCAAACCCTACAAAACAGTGTCCAAAATGCAACGGCAAATAAAGATTACGATAGGTCCTTTATAGCCCTATTGACCATACGGATCAAACCTCTTCGAGTTATCTTCGACGCATCAAATGTCTCCGTATATCCCCCTTGTGGCATATCTGCCTTATCCAGGAAAGAACCATGCTTCTTAGTAAGTGTATGTACTACTAGGGATTCTACTGCTCTCGCTCTATCCCGTTCGGAAAACCACCAATACTTGATCAATATCCAACCCTTGGTCCTATGGGCTGCAAACCTTCTTCCGCTTACATCTGATATACCTATCTTGACAGCCTTATGTATAGGGCTATAGAGTATATATAATAGGGTCATTAGTCTATTATACTTGACATCCCCCGCAAAATTTGATATGATTGAGTTATGAAACCTCTAACAAAAAGACAAATAGACAACCGATTTTGGAAAATGATCATAATTAACTGCACCCATGAATTTGAATGGTCATTGCAGTGTGGTGAGATAGCCTGTGGCAAGTGCTATGTAACCTATGATGAATATAAAAGAAAGTATGAGAATGTCTAGCCTAGATGACTTCATGAAGGACCCTTGGAAAAGGTTCAATGAGATGCGTAAAACACCTCATGAACATGATTACGATTATAGAATAGATTCCTCTGGCACAATGTTCTTTGAGATATGTAAACTATGCCTTGATACTAAGGGTGTTATCGATATGGGAGCAGATGAAGGATACTAACCACTATTGCCCGTTTAGGGCATAGGAAGGTTTATAACTTCTATTTTGCGCCGAACTTTAAAGATTTACCTATGGTGTATAATAGTTATATGCCATATATAGTTAATAATCAGCCTGTTGGACATAACCCAGCCGAAATCGAAAGAAAACCATCCTACATGGAGTTTTTTGAAAAGGTGGGAAACTCTCCAGATAACATAAAAATTATCCCAAACTTTCTTTCTGATAAAGAGATTAGATATATTTTATCACACATAGATGAAAGAAGAATGGTAAGTTTTGTTTCTCAAAAAGATAACGATGGCAATCCTACTTCGTGGATTCACAACTATGAAGGAATTCCTGACAAAGATAATGTAATCGGCAGAGTATCTGATGAAATAAAAAAGGCGTATGACATTGAAAATGTTGAGCCAAAAAGCGATAGGCTAAATATTGCAAGATGGGATGTCGGCAGCAAACTAAGCCTTCATGTTGATGATCTTGGCTATGTAACAGACAATCATCTGCCAACACTTGTTTATTTAAATGATAAATATGAGGGCGGAGAGTTGGGTTTTGCTACACATGGGTTTGTCTTTAAACCTAAAAGGGGTGACCTAATCATGTTCCCTGGAAATATGCACTATGCACATGAAGTATTTGAAATTTTGTCTGGAACAAGATATACCCTACCTATCTGGTTTACAATACCGTAGGGTATAATTGAACAATGATAGAAAACGCTTCAGAACCTCACAATAAAAAAAGAAAACTTCTAGATGGATCTGAAGTAAATGATTACGATCACCCAATTGACCTTATACTACACACAAAGGCACCTGGAAAGTGGAAACTAATTGATCTTGAAACTGGTCAAGAATATCTTGGATCAGAGATATCTCATGAAACATTTGGTGAAATCTTAAGAAGCAAGGTTGCCAAGGCTAAGATAGGTTCTTGGTTCAAAACAAAAGGAAGAGTAGCAAAAAATGGATAACACAAATAGACCAATAACTTTTCACTGGATGTGGAGAAGACACTGGCAAGTAAATGATAGCACTGAGCATCTAGACCTTAAGGGAATTCTCGGTATGGCACAAGAACTAGATAATGCAAATGTAAAATCTGTTCTTCTTCCATATGGTCCAGGTGGTATAGATTTTTCTTTAGTTATACAAGAAGCCCTACAGAAAACAAATCAATTAATTATGACTATTGCGTTGCCTGCATATGGGACAAGTCCAGACTATGCTGCTAAAATAGTTGACACACTAAATCAGTTTGCACCTGGAAGAATTGGTGTAAACCTAGTTGCTGGAAGATGGGGCGATGAAGGTAATGACAAGTCTGAAAAGATAGTAGTAGATCATTACATGCATGACCCAAGCCTAATTGACACTCTAGATAAAAGAGTTGCAATATCTGCAGTTTGGATGGACAAATTCATGGATTTGATGCAAACACATACTCACAAAACACATATGGCAGTTGTTGGTTCTTCAGATACTACAATTGGTATAGCAAACAAGCATTGTGAATATATTTATGTTGACGATAACTTATTGTATAAGGATCAGTTTAAAAAAATTCAAGGCCCTAAGCCAATAGTAATCATTGATCCACTTATTATTAATAATCTAGATGATGAAAAGAATGTTAAGTATGATAAAAATGCACCAGAAAGAAGGCAGCATCATCATGTAAAGGGAACGATGGAAGAAGTAAAGAAACAAATAAAAGAACTTTCTGATAAGTTTGGAGTATATGATTTTATGATTCATACCGATCAAGAAGATATTAGCCAACTTCTTAAGTTAGTTAAAGAGTTTAATGGTAAAGAATCTACCACAACTGATGCAAACTTAACTGCTAAAAATTTTGCAGCAATTGGTAGAGGCGCTAACAATATAAAGGTATTTAATAATTATCTTAGCAAAGAAGAATGTTCTGACATTGTAAAAATGATTAAAGAAACAGAAACAAGTAATGTAAGGATGCTTCAATCTGGTGCCATATCATTAATATACTATGACTCTCTTGATCTTCCAGAAAAATATATTCCTGGAGTTCATTCTCTTTTAGAAAAAGAATACGGTGTAAAAGTAAAGCCAAGACATTCTCGTTTTGCTGAGTGGAGACACAGCAGCAGTTTTACAATTCCTATAGATGACATGGGGTCTAAAGATTCTAACCATATGGCTGGGTGGATATACCTAAATGATGATTACGAAGGAGGAAGGATTTCCTTTATGCATCAAGATGTATCTATTAAGCCGAAGGCTGGTGACCTAGTTATGTTTCCTGGAAATGTCCACTACTGGTATAACATAATGCCTGTAAATGGGTCAAGATATATTATGCCTATATGGTTTGATTTTGTTTAATGGTATAATAAATATATGAATAAGTCTAAGTGTTTTTTTTGCGATAGCGATGCTACTCATTTTGATATTGTTGTTAACAATGAGAAGTATATTGTTGCAGATGTATGCTTAGACCATCTTTCTATGGGCCTGATTGTCTAACTGGTAATCTTTAAATGAATAGAATAATTACATACCCAAGGTCTGGGACACATTATCTTCAACACCTTATTCTAACATACTCATCTCAAAAGATAGACTCTAGCCATTATCAAGTTTTTGATAATAGTTTTATTATAACTATTGCACGAAATCCTTTTGATAGTATAAAATCCACAATGGCAATGAAGAAACATTATTTTCCAGATACATATCTAGACAACGACTACATAAAATATTATATTGATACATATACTTTTTTAAACAAGGATGCTAATTTAGTTATTGATTACGAAGATTTAGTTTCTTTTCCAGAAGAAATAACAAAAAGTGTGTGTGATACTCTAGGCTTTAAAAAAAATCCTATGGAATATCCTATGATGAAAGACGACAAGGACTATGAGTATCTTGTGTCTAGTAAAACAGTTAAAGAATATGAAGAAGAATATTTTAGTAAACAGGATATCGAAAAATGTTATCCACATTATCTAGAATTGCTGAGTAAATCAATCAAATTGACTTAGAGGTAGTTCTCTGTTATACTATATATATGATTCAATGGATTGCTGACTATGCACACTGGGTACTTGCCTGCATTGGCGTATCTGGTATTTATTTTGTAGGTAAAAAAACCCTATGGGGATGGTTTGTTTTACTTTTCAATGAGTGTTTATGGATAGCATATGCTTTAGTCACAGATCAGTATGGATTTATCTTTGCAGCAGTAGCCTATGGTGCTGTTTATATTAGATCTTACCTACACTGGAGACGAGATGCCTAGACATTACGATATACCCGATCCATTTCAAACCTTTGTAGCCAAGAAGTATGCTAACGCTAAGGGTTATGTACATGACTTCTTTACTGGTGAATGGTCTTATAAGTGTTCTTCTTGTAAGGATGATCTTTATGCTCCATCCCGCAAAATTATGACAAAGATTAGACTGTTTCATACAAGAAATGAGTGCTTAGGTGGATACTGAACAAGAGTTTGACTTAGAGTTTACTGTTGAAGAAATGATTAATCTTTATGGTATTAATAGCCTTGAAGATTTAGATAGGATTGACTAATGGATGCTGAAGAAGAGTTTAATTTAGAAGACATTACGAACGCCATAGTTAATCAGGCTAAGGCTGATGTTAAGTCTAAGTTTGGAAATAAGAAACGGCATAGACAATGATGTGCAATGTATGCGGACTATCTAAAGAATCAGAGTGGTTTTGGAATGCTCATCAAACAATGTCTGATGGAAAGATCTGGTGTGTAAATGCCAAGAGAGCCTAAGATTACGAAGATGGACTGGAGAGCCTTGGGCTATTGGCCTGTATACAAAGATGGAAAGAAAGTGTGGGTGACTGAAGATGATAAATCATTCAACGAAGACACAAAGAACTAAGATACTACCATTACGATGGATAGGAAACATCTCTGGAGAGTTTGCAGCAAATCATTTAGTTAAGTGTGTTAATATGGACGAAGATGAAGAATTTGGGTGGCGATATAAGTACCACGCAAAAACGTACAAAATTCTTAACAAGCCTTACGAATGGTGGGGAACATACTATACCATAGACATTAAGGCCTGGAAAGAAGATTTGGATCAAATCAAGATTGATATGTCTGATTCTGGCTGGGATGATTACGATGAGTTTGGCAAAGCCTATTGGGAGGATAAAGAATGAGTATAGACGAAATGGCATTACGAGAAGAGATAGCAAGGGAGATTGAGGCTCTTCCTATTGAGCCAGCAGTAACAAATGCACTAGGTATGCGCCTGGCTGCAGCACATATTGCTAGAGGAAAAGGTAATTATATGACCAACTTATTTGAGAGACAGGTGGATTTTGAATGATTAGTTTATTCTTTTTGGTACCAGCATTTATTGCTGGGTATGTGGCATGCTATTTTATTATGACATACAAGGTTAGCCAAGATTAAGCCGACAGCACACATCTACGATGTAGATGGTACCCTAGCCAATGTAGATCCATACCTCCACCATGTTCGTGGCTCTAATAGGGATTACGATGCCTTTCATAGTGCCTCTATAGATGCCCTGCCAAACGTAGAGGTAGTTGAGATGCTTAATAATTCTGTCAGTGATGGACACTCTATACTTGTTGTTACATCTCGAAAAGAAAAATATCGTGGGCTGACATCTATGTGGCTTGCTAAGAATAATATTAGGTCTCATGGCTTGTTCATGAGATCAGATGATGACAACAGACCAGATTATGAAGCAAAGAAAGATATGCTTGATAAGATAACTAAACTATGGGATGTCACTTATGCTGTTGATGATAATCCAAATGTGATAAAATTATGGGAAGATCACAACATTCCTACAAAAAAAATAGGTACTTGGGATGGCAATAAGAGTTGACTTACACTACAGAGAATGGTATGATTAGTCTATGAGCAATCGAGTTAAGAAAATTTATAAGTGCAAAGAGTGTGAAACTATGATCACAATTGTGACAAAGGTTCATGAACTTCCAGAATCAATTATCTGTCCATGTGACAACGTATCAGAAAGCCAGGGAGAGTAATGAAAAAGTCTAACAACAAAGTGTCTCAACACAAGATCAAGCGAGCAAACAAAAACAAGAAAAGAACACAGGCTAAGCCACAACTATCAAGGTTTGAGCGTAGACAAAATCTTATTAGAGAACAACTACTTCTTGGTGTAATGCAATCAATTTCTAAGTAAGGCTGGAGTTAATCATGGTGGATTACGATAAGTTAAAAAAAATCCCAGACGAACTAAAGCATGTAATTATTAAAGAGCATATGAAAACCTATTATCATTGGACTGTTGGTATTCTTTGCTTTCTAATTGGAACATTCTTTGGTTTATTAATCAAATAAGGTCTAGCACCAGTAGCCAAGTTGGTTAAGGCACCGAACTCATAATTCGGCTATTCGTAGGTTCAAGTCCTACCTGGTGTACACATCTGTAACTCAGTTGGTTAGAGTACCTGCCTTATATGCAGAGAGCCGAAGGTTCAAGTCCTTCCAGATGTACTTTGTCTCCATCGTCTAGTGGCCTAGGACTCTGCCCTTTCACGGCAGCAACACGGATTCAAATTCCGTTGGAGATACTAAACCTCTGTAGTTCAGTGGACAGAACGTTGGACTTCTAAGCCAAGCGTCGCAGGTTCGATTCCTGCCAGGGGTGCTATAATACTACACATGGAAAAAATCACATGTAATGAATTGTGGAGAGAGTGGATGCTTTCAGATCCAAACAATCATTTAGTTATTGCTGCAAAACAAAAAATATCGACATACTCTAAAGAAGACTGGAAGTCTATGTCTGAAGAGGCAACATCTTTAACTAATAGGCTTGGTGAGTTAGTAATGTATAACATCCCAATTAAGAGTAAACTCGCTGAGTCTGGATTTGAAGATCTTGTTGAGCATTTTCATAAATGGTTTTTTCCAATTACAAAAGAATATATTTTGAGATTATCTTGTCTTTGTAAAACAGACTACAGTTATGCACAATTTTTTAACAATTTTTATCCTGGATTAGCAGACTATCTATATAGACTGGTACCATTTTATTTACACAAATTGACTAAATAGATATTATTTTTTAGGATGTTTAACTTCGTATGGCGCAATCTTAGACTTAATACGGCCATCTTTATATAGTCTGACAATCCAACCATCTTTAATCTGAATAGGATTAAACGCTGCTGCTTTTTTCTTTGGCATTATATTGTGTGTCTTTCTCTTTGTGACTTTGTATAATCCTTGCCGAAATCAGCAAACAAAGCCTTGTCTTTTTCACGATTAACAATTCCTCTTGACCAAGAGAATCCTGCGTCTCCGCCCCATGCTAACCACATGATATATCCGTTAGATGGGTTTGCCTGGTTGCCCCAGTCCTTACCCTTCTTGTCCACTTCATGACGTGAGAAGTATGAGAACATTCTCTTAACAGTACTAAGAGATAAAGTTTCCCCTCTTGCTAACTGTCCTGCACGAGTCCAGCCTACTGAAGTTCCTGCACCAGTTGCTTTACCATCTTCTTTAAACTTAATTGCTTTTCTTGCTGCTGCTCTCGCTCCTGCTGGTGGAGAATATCCTTCAGCCTTTGATACTGAATCTGTTTCATATTCAACTGTGTCATCATCTTCAAAAAAGTCATCTGCCTTTGCAGCAGGTACACAATTAGGAACTGGTTTACCATTTGCTCCTGGCTTCATACCACGCTGCACATATCCATCCCAGCAAGGTGCTTGCTTATTTACACTAGCACAGCAATCTGATTTCATTTCTCCAGCCTGGCACTGTGGGCACTCTTCACATGTAACGTTTAATTCTTTGCACATTGGACAGCCGCAACCTTCGTATTCTTTTTTAATCTTTTCTTCTTCTTTATACGACTTACCAACCTGTGAGTCGTACATTGCCATCTCAACTTCTGAATCCATTGAATGAGTTTCCATATCTATCTTAGTAGCGTCCTGATACATCATACCAATACTGTATGCAGTTGGCTCCCACTTACCATCTTCTTGTTCGTAAATTCTAACAGCCATTGCTGGGTTATCTGGTGGCATTGACTGAATTGCATACTCTGTTCCAGGAACTCCGTATACTCCGCCCTCTGTCATGATGTGTTCTACGACTCCGTGGACTACGCCTTCGGATGTTGAACCCATAACAAAATCGCCTTCTTTTAACATATAACTATTATAGCATGTCGTTTAACCTGTTGTGGGTCCTGATCCTGTGACAGTTGGCACAAACCACTTCACACTTTTCTATCTCTTTCTTGATAGCCTTCCATGAAAAACCATCATGGATCATTCTTGATACGTTGTATTTTTTATCTCTTATGTGATCAAAGTCTAGGATTATATGATTACTAACACCACAATCTACACAGCCAGAATCCTCTTTTATCTTAGCAAGCATCTTTTTATACTGCTGCTTATTATAATGGTCCAACTCTTTGTCAGTCATTGATATTATTATACCGCCAAATGTTAGGCCCCACACAGGCAATTCACCTGACTTGCGCCACGGTCTCTATCCAATGGGTAACTAATCCATCACTAAGGTCCTGTGTGGGACAACTATATTGTACTACTTAATTTTTGCTATTTGAGATTTAGCAAGTTTAAGAGCGTTCCCACTTATAGGAGAATACCCAAACTCTGTAGCCTTACATTTTGTAATGGCAAAGGTGAAGAATTTGGCAACTTCGCTTGACCCAACGGGTGCTATTCCATAACTAAATGTAGAAATGTTATACGCCATCTTATTTGGATTATTATAGTTTGGAGTAATTGTTCCATCTGGGTTAGATGTAAAGTCTGATAAGAATCTAGATGCTGCATTTACTGTTGGCTTAACAAATCTTCCTGATCCGTTTTCAACATAAGAAACACCAAATGGTTTAGTAAATGAAACTTCATTGTAAGCAATAGACCCATCTGTCTTTGATTGTAGCATTGCTACTCCTTGAGATCCAGATGCAGAAACAAACGATCCTATTTTTTCATTAATGTTACCTGGGAATGCAGTAGAAAAAGATTTGTTTGCAGGCTTATTCCATATATTTTTTGCAACTGTATTAAGGTAAGTTGTAAAAACCTCAGAAGTTCCAGATCCATCTGCTCTATAAATAACAGTTATTTTCTTTGCTGGAAGTTTACTTGGGTTGTTCTTCTTTAGAAGTGGATCATTCCACATTTTAATTTGACCAGCAAAAATCTTTGCTAGATTTTCTTTGGTTAGTTTTATTTGACCTTTATAGCCATCTAATTTATAACTAATAGCAATAGGACCAGCAACAATTGGTACATAGACAAAATCAGTTTTTGGTTTTACTTCTGATGATCCATATGGAACATCACTAATAGCAAAATCAGTCAAACCTAGAGCAAGTTGATTCTTTCCAGAACTTGATCCATTTAAAGTATAAGAAATGTTATTGCCAGATAAAGCATATGCCACTCTGCACTTCTCTATAAAATTAAAAGCAAATGACAAGCCTAAGCCAGTTAAATCTGCTGCTTGTGCGGTAGGTATAAACAAGACACTAGAGATTAGTGTTGCTATGATGAGTTTAATCTTCATACTAATAAGTATACTTTAGAATGACTACATTAGCGATCAAATGCTGTAAACTAGCGATGAACTTAAGATGAATAATGAGCAGTTTATAGACGACTGCTCAGGTCTATTAGCCACGAAGATTCGACTCCTGCTAACTCTCCACTCATAGGAGCATCCGTTGTAAAACCTTTTAAAGTCTTATATCGGAATGTTATCTATTATACTACTTAATTTTAATAGATTTAGGCTTTTTTTCTTCAGGAACAATACGAACCACATTAACATGCAGCATACCGTCCTTAAGTTCTGCAGATGTTACTTCCATATACTCTCCCAGTGCAAAAGATCTTACGAACTTTCTTCCTGCGATTCCCTTATGAACTACCTCTGCATCTGTAACTTCAACAATCTCACCCTTGATAATCAATGTTCCGTTATCTACTGAAACGTCAATATCATTCTTTGAAAACCCAGCGACAGCCAGTGAAATCTTGTATGTATCTTCATCCAGTTTGATAAGATCATACGGAGGGTATGACTGTGAGTTTGTTTTATGTGCTGTATTTAGGCGACTCAACTCTCTGTTGAAGCCAATAAAAAAAGGATCATTGAATAGATCCATAGCGTATTTTGTTACCATGTTATTCCCCTTTCAAGCGAATAATTTAATTCCCCCCATTTGGGCAGGTAATAATATTATAACATAGAAAAACAGGCCTGTCAAATAAACAGACCTGTTAATCTAATTTATTACTTCTTTGCTGCTGCCTTCTTAGCAGTCTTCTTGACTACCTTGGCAGATCTAACTGCCTTATCTACCTCATCTACCGATGGCATCTTTCCAAATGCGGTGTCTGAAGGGTTTGCTGCTCTCAATACAACTGGCACAAGTGCACCAAGTAGTGAGTATGCTAGTGTCTGTGGATCTGTCACACCAGAGGCATACATTGCTGTTGCTGCTCCAAGTACTGATCGTCCGTATGACGCTAGTGCTGCTTTAATTTGTTCGTTCATTTTTTCCTCCTAGGATTTTATTGCTTGACTATAATGTAAATCACACAAGTCGACTATTCTGCTTTCAGAACTTGCCCAAACATGTGTACTCTCATCCTGACATAATTCCTCTTCACATATAAAAAGGTTAAGGTTCTTTATGCTTTTCAGGACGATCATTACCCTATTCTATCATAGTCTTCTGGTAGCAGTTTCTTTAGTTCTTTGTAGGCCCCAGAAATTTTCTTCATTGAGTGGTAGTGTGGAAATGCTGATCCTACAACCCCGTACTCGTCAAAGTAGGCTATCTCAGGCTCAATATCACTAATAAATTTATTTAGTGATGACTGGACATCATCTATGTATTGATATGCCCAATCTCTTGAGTCTGAAACAAATTTTAAAAAGTCCTCATTTGATTTTTCTTTGTCTGTTTTACTTTCCTCGTTTAAAGATTGTTGCATAACTAAAAGTTGTAGAGTGTTTGCAAGTATTGCTCTATTTTTTTTTACCTGCACAACATACAATGACAAGAATAGTAGCGTTAAAAATACAAATGTTCCAACCAAGATTGACTCAATCACAACTCTACCCCACCTTCTCTAACTAATAGCACAATTGCACCATTATCCTCAAGGGCTTTCTTTACACGAATCATATACTCTATTGCTTCTTTTTTCTTTTCAACTGTATCCAAAGACATAAAGTCTTTTTCTTTTGCCTTTACAGTTAAGAAGTTATCATTATCTACAATCTGCAAAGAGAAACCTTTTGGACAGTGTAAAGATCTGAAGGCTCTTTTCATTTCATCTGTATACATATCACTCCATAGTTAACGATTGCCAGGTTTTACCCCAGTCAGTTTTACTCTTGTGGCTAGAAAACTCCTTAGAGACTTCTCCATTTTCTAAGTATACTCCACCCCAAACTCCCCATTCTTTGCCAGATATTCCAACAGAAAAACATTCTTTTCTAACAGAGCATCCAGAGCAAAGTGCATCTATTGCTGGTCTAAGTAGTTCATCCTCTTCATACTTATCAAAAAATAAGTTTGTGTCATAATCTAAACATATGGCATTATCTTTCCATTTATACTTGTTCATTTACTTCACATACTTATCTGGAATTTCCCACCCTTGACTAGAAGGAACAAACTCTTTTTTCATTTGCCACTTATTGTTTTTGTATATTCCAAACTTTGAAAAGTATGCCTTTTCTGATGGAAATGTTTCGACTACTGTCCAACCATCCCAAGACAGTTGCTTGTTGTTGGTTACGATTGATTCCATAACACTTAAAGAATTAATTGTTTTCATGTTGTTCCCGTTCTGTTGTGTGCTTTGCACAGATGATGTATACACCTTAAAAGTTATATACGTTTGTATTTATATTATTTAGTTTTGATAAATGAACAATCTTTGAAACAGGCTCTTTTGGATTAGAAAGAAAAGCAAAATGATTTATATCTTTTATATTTTCTTCTAACCATTCAGAAGTAACCTTAAAGAACTTAATGTTCTTTTTTCTTGACTTCATTCCTCTTTCAGATAAGTTTGCAAACTCCATAGCCATCATGTTTATGTTATTTGGTCCTGCAGAATAAATAATAAAGTCTTTGTCTTGTTCTTCTAGTTCAGAAAGGGCAACGGCCATTGATCTGAGGAATATATTATAGTTGTCAAAACTACTTGTCCCCTGAACCCCTACTATCATCGTTAATCCCTTCTCTTAGTTTGTCCATTATAAACAGCATCTTATCTAATTGTACCTTATCCATGTGTATCGTGTCAACTTCTTCTGCAGACTCTTTATCAATTGACTGACCATTTATTGGTGCTCTGTAAAAAATATTATCTTTGATCCAGTATGCTTGGTTATCCAAGATAATAACCTTTACATTGGTTTTGTCATAATGCTTTTTTGACTGTGTTTTGTTTATTATTTTTCTTGAATACTTTTTACCGCTGTTAAACCTGTAAAGAAGCATGGACTGGCTGACTATGTTAGAACTGCCTTTGTCTCGTGATGCAAAAACATAGGTAGCCAAAACTAATAAGATAGTTACAGTTAGCCCAGCAGCACCATACCAGTTATTCATAAACGCTCCTAGCATTCATTGTATCACTTTTTTTCTGAAAGAACTCTAATTATCTCTTTAATAACAACTCTTTCATCTTTTGCTAGTGAGTTGACTGCATCTATATCAAATGATTTTTCAGCCAGTTTGACTATAGGGTCTTCAATAGTAACATCCATATCAATAAATCCTTTTTGCCATAAACTCATAGTTGTTGCTGAAAAATAAGAAGACATATCTTTACTTAGTGATGGATCAATGTTTTTTAATATGCTGGTTGGCCTATACATAGGCTCTCCAGTCTCTGGATCTACCCCAGCAAACTCTAGCCCACCTTTTAGTAATAGTTC